CCATAGACTTGATTGATCATAACACAATTATAGCAATAATAGCAATGTAAGTCAAATAGTGCAGAGTCTGATCCAGGCCAAACCAAACCCAAAAGCGATGATCTTGGATAGAAAGTCCGCGACTCAAATTGGTCTTGGCCCAGTCAATGTGATAGTGTACTGCTGAATCTAACAGAGAGATTGTGACAGCATCTTCAGGCCTGACAAATCCAATCACTACAAAGAATGTCAGTATGCCGTGAATTCCAGCATGAGTCATTCCGCCTGGAGCACCGTATTGGCCTTTGTCTGCAACCATGTAGGGAAACTGCCAAAGAAAATCTGCCAAAAAGTGTTTGACACCAAACAACACCAATAGTACGATTACTGTTTCCATTACCATCCTGCTTTCTTTAAAATGTCTCTAGCATACTCTTGATCAGCCATGTAGTCAGAGAACTTTTTGGTCCAAACTTCCGAATCAATGTAGGGCCAAATCATGGCTACCTGGGTAGCGTCTAACTCACTCAAAAACTTCAATCCTGATTCGCAATTATACAGCACCCACGGACTGATGCGTCCTGTTGTGACAGCATAGGCCATGGAATTGGAGTTGCCGTAGCGTAAGCAATCATGCGCAGGGTGTCCAGACTTTTCTGCCCAGTCCATACTGAACTCTATGGCACGAGCTAATGCATCATTGACATTTTCTACCTTCAAGTAGTCCAACAAGTATTCTGTGTAGATACTGTCCTTGCACCAGTAGTCAATCTTTTTGTTCTGTCGAATTAACCAATCAGTAAAACGTGCTGGATTAATGGCCTTGATAGATACACAATAACGACCAAACTTGACAAACGCACGATAGAAACTGCTTTCTGCAAAGTCATCAAATGTTTTTAACTTGGCCGATCCTTGGGTTACTTCGTAAAATCTTAGATACGCTTGAAAACCTAGTTGAACTCCACGTTCGTTTTGTTCCTGAAAACGACGCTTGGGCTCACATACGTGAACTGCCAGGGTTGTTTCTCTGGAGAATTCTCGTTTGCAATATCTACATTGATGCATTATGATAATATATTATTTGTGTTGATATAGTCTATTAAAAAGTGGTTCAGCCATTTGTGATCCCCAGGTACTACATGTCGGCAATCTGCAGGATACTTCTCATCTTCGGCTGGCCAGCTTGCACCTTGTTCAAATTGCCATGGTATACTTTTCCAAGCCAACCCATGCACAATTTCTTTACGATCACGAATAGGATCAAATTTTGGATTGTTTATCAACCAATAATCCACTCCGCCCTCTGCAGTGTTAAAAATCACAACTCGATGCCCACAATGGTGCAGTGTATCAATCAAACTTAACAAACGCCACTGTAGATCCATTCCAGCTTCATTGAGATATAAAAATTTAGTGTGTAGATCGGCATACGTTTTTAAATCTTTTGCTGTGATATTTTCATCGTAATCGTGAAACATGCTGGACCCGGCACCGCTAAAACTTACCCATTTGCCATCTATGTTGGATGGGTGATCTCGGCGCACAGTGAGTTCATGTCTGTGAAAAAAAGTCAGCCCTATTACATACAGTGTTGGTTGAATTGTGTTATAACAATCTCGTAGTGTTGTTCTAATGATTCTGGAATTGCACGAGCCATTCATGGCCAAACTTTCGGCTGTTGATATTCCTAGTTGTTGTGCAAGATCTATATGCCCGTTGCCAGTGGCATAGTAGTGTATATAACTGCAACCATTGACTACCAATCGATTAATCATTTGTCGTTACCGTGTGCCTTGATGTATGCATCAAGTTCTTTTTTGGTTGTAATGGCCGCCATAACTTCTAGCTCGTCGGCCTTCATGTTGGGAAACATTTCTGCTAGTTGTTTTTTAATTGCACCGGCACCGGCGGCTGTTTCTTTCTTTTTGGGAGCAATCCATGTATGACGATGCGTGCCCATGCCTGGACTTACTGCTGTGGCCATAAGCCATTGCAGTTTGGGATGGCGACTCAGTGCAAAGAAATGTTTGTTTAAATAGTGGTTACAACTCTGTACATAATACTCTTGCAATTCACGACTACCTTGTATGCTGGATCCCCAACGAATCATCAAAAATGTACTAAACTTCTTGCGTTCTTCATCGGTCAAACTGTCGTAGAATGTTCGATCTTTACGATCAAACACAGCCATTTCGTTTTGAATGTTTAGTTTATCGCTCATCTTTGCTTAGTTCATATATGACTTTGACACGATCCAAGGCTTCCTGTAACGCTGGATTGGTTTGGGCGGCTCGTCTAATTTCATTCCACAGTTGATTTTCTTTAATGCTATGTCGCACGGGATCATAGTCCTGCCCAGACTCGTACCCCACAACAAATCTGTCAGCAGGATCTGCACCATGTTCACGAGCGTAGATGATTCCTTCGGCTCGTTCATAGATATATGTTGCACCCGGTTTTAATGATCCCATGTTTACCACGCCTTGTTGTAGTCTACAATTTCACAGTTACGACTGATGTCCTTGACAAAGTAAACACATTCAGGTCGATCACTGTCGTCTAGTGGAACACACAACATCTGCCCATTTTTCAACTTGGGAGCATACCAAGCAACTTCTTGATACACATCCACAATTTCAATGTCTGGAAAACTGGGACGGAAACTGCTGAGTGGATTGAATTGAAATGCTTTGAATCCGCGGTCATTGATTGATGTCAATGGCAGGACTTCCAAGTCACCCAAATCAGGTTCCCCAATTAGTATTTGCCAATCCACTGGCATTTTAATTTTCTTGTTGCCAATGCGCAACACCAATGCAGGGCTGTTAAAACTTTCTAAAAAGATCAACGGTATGTAATGATAGTCAGGATCTTTGGGATCACTGTTGTCCAGTATGGCAAAACGCATGTCATCTACTTCTTCGGGCAAATGATCAAGGTCAAATGCTTGGTCGTCTAAGGTTAATATTCTCATAGTATAATAATATAGTAATCGACTTGAAATGTCAAGTTTATTTTTGTAAAATTTCTCTAACTTCAGCGGCAAATCGTGTTTGCCAGACTGGATCATCGGTGTGAAATCCAGGGCTGTGTTTCCACCCTTGATATGTTGCAAGATTAGTGGGGGTCATTCGATAAAAAAAATCTCCTAGTATTTTGTTTACCCAGAGATCTGACGGAAACGGCAACTGGCTTAGATTGTTAAACAACAAATTCAAAGTCCAGGCATAGGGTATTTGTTTTTGTTCTAATGTAGACAACAATCCCCGAACCAAACTGCAATCTCTGATCATCAACATTTCTTCGGGCACATGAATTTTGTATAAATCTGCTAACAATTTTTGTTCTGTGGTTAGATAACTATTATACGACCCAGTGATCCAACGATTTTGATACTCAAATTCGACACGATTGGGTTCAGTAAATCCCAGTATTACTGCATCAGGTTTTAATTCTAGTCCTTGATAAAATTGACGTGCGATGATTCCATTGCTGGATCCATCAATTGAAAACATCAGTACATCGTACTCTGGCAACATTTCTGACCAATGTTGTCCTGGGTATGCCAGATCCGGCTTCATAAAGCTATCGCCCACAACCAACAATTTTGGTTTTATTTTATCTTCATCCATTCTAATTTTTCCTGCGTAAATGGATACTTGGCTTCCTTGTAAAACTGTTTGCGTTTGGTCAAGTGACGTTTGGCAAATTTACAAGTACTTGTTAAGTCCCAAATCTGCACAAAATCTTTGTCTTCGGCCTTGCGAATACCACGTCCTATACTTTGAATAACCCTAACAAAACTCTTGCCAGGCTCCACAAGCACCAAGTTGAATATACGAGGAATATTAATACCAACGGCAGCCACTCCGTATGTTGCCACAATGATTTTGTCATTGACATCAGCCACTTCATCATATTCTTCCTTTCGATCTTTGGCCTTGGTTGCACCCGAAACAAACACAGCACGATCACCAAGTCGTTTAACTAGTTCTTGTCCGGCTGCCACACGGTCTACCAAGACCAAAGTGTTTCCTGTTTCGTTTACACGAGCAATTATACCAGCCATGGCATCTAATCTACCACTTTCTTCCAACAAATACTTTAGTTCGCTTTGATAGTTGTTGTACTCCACATGATCTTGTAGTTGCACAATGTTCACATGACAGTTACTCAAGTGTCCCATTTCTTGTAGTTCGCTGGCTGCCAATCTTGAAATAACTGGACCAATGCTGACATGCAAACTTTGGAACTCGAATGCTTCTTTGGGCACAGTGCCTGTGAGTCCCCAACGGATGGGAATACGACTCATTACACCTGTGAGCAGAGTTTTAAGTGCGTCGGCTTTGGCCATGTGTACTTCGTCCACCATGACACACACCACATCTTCCAAGAACTCAGTAATGGTACAGTCTTCTGCTGCTGATCCTGCTTTGGTATTTTTCAGTAACACGTTTAAACTTTGCCAGGTACAAATGGTATGTGTGCGACCCCACTCTTTTCTATCACCAAAGTACACCCCTACATCCAGTCCCATGTTGCGATAATCATCTTCTGTTTGTGTAACCAGACTCTTGTTGGGTACAATCACAACAGTACGACCATAGGGCTCACAACGCTGACTCAAGGCTGCTGTCATGATTGTTTTACCGGCACCGGTGGCAATTTCTTGCAAGCATTGTGGGTTTTTCAAAAAATTGTTGACTATGGCACACTGATAGTCACGCATCATTATAGGTTGTCCAGCGGCTGGATGTCCTTTGGGCCATAGCACGTGAGCAAAACTATCTTCAGCCACAGGTTCAAAATCAAACACAGTTCGATACTCACGCTGATCATCCAGTTCAATATCGTAGTTGTATTCTTCCAAGATGGGAATAATTTCAGGCAACAAGTTTACATAAGTGCTACCACCCAGTTGAAAGTAGCTGACTTTGCCGTCCCAACGTCCAAGACGCACTGCTGGCAAGTAACGTGCATATGGCACATCATATTTGAATTTGTTTACCAGAGCCTTGCGTACATCAAGTTCAAGTCCTTCTATTTTGATGTTTACTTCATCTCTGATTGTGATTGTGGCTGTTCTCATTGTATGTACGCTCGGCTGACATATTGTCGTTGTTGTATTTCTTTTATCAACTGTTCTCTAGGCATGGTTTCTACTAGCTGAGCTACTGGAAAACGCAATGGCAACAACCGTGGATCATTGAACACTGGATATCCTTGACGCTCAAAAAATTGTTGATGGGTATCGTAATACTCGTGCATGTTTTTTAATTTGGTATGTATTTCTTCTGCTGTGTCATCCCAGAACTTGACCACAAAGTCGGCACTGTATAAATCATAAGGCTTGAACATGTCATCACCAATATAACAGTCTCGATCTGTGGTAAGATCTTCCAATGTTTTACCTATTTCACAATAGTTGAGATACACAGTACCAAAGAAAGTACTCATGGTTCCATATTTTAACATATGTTCCTGCGGTAGGTGTAGAGTCTTTGGCATACCGTACCAAGTACACACAAATCTTGGTCGGGCTCCACGAGCAATGTCTTCGCATCTATGCACTGCTAAATTGAGATTGGCCAGTGCTTGTTGAACTTCGTGTGGTGCTCGATTCCAAAATTCACTGTGTTGTTGATCTATCTGGCCGTGGTAGCGTTCAAAAACATTGTGCAAGTAATTCAAACAGTCTTGGTCTTGATAATTGGTAAACGGTCGATCAATTATCAACTGATAAGCATTGATATTATCAATGCATTGTTGAATATACTGTTCTGCTCGGTCGACTTCTTCCTTGTGACTGTTGAATCCGTAAAATCTGTCAGGGTGATCTAGCGAGTATTCGCCGCGACTGTTCATGCGCTCGATCCAAAGCTCAGTAAAGGGTGAATCGATCAACTGAAATTCAAGAGTTAGAGTGTTGTTGCCAACAAGATCAATAAACAAGGACATAAAGATATTATATACTTAGCAGATGCAAAAGTCAAAAAACCCGGCACCGTTTTAAGGGCACCGGGTGTAAAATGGACAGTATCTCTACTGCCCAGGAGCTAACTGTTAGGCTGATTTCATACAAGTGATTCGAGCCATGTCCTTCCAACGCAGTGC